TGTGTGAGAAGTATGGACTTGACGATGAGCAGCTCATGTTCAGACGCCGCAAGGTTGCACAGAACGGCATCGACCTCTTTCGACAGGAGTATCCCGCAGAGCCAGAAGAAGCCTTCCTGACAACTGGACGCCCTGTGTTTAACCCAGAGGGCCTACAGGAAAGTCTAGCAGAAGCCGCAGAGCCTAAGCAGAGACTTGCGCTGGAAGGCGATGACTGGCTTGAGAATGTCAGAGGAGAACTGACGCTCTATCGCACTCTCGATCCCGGCGAACAGTACACAATCGGTGCTGATGTCGCCATGGGTGTCAGAGGCGGTGACTTCTCAGTTGCTCAAGTATTAGACAGCAAGAAACGACAGGTTGCGACCTATCGTGCCCAAGTTCATCCAGATTACTTTGCTGAGGTACTCTACAAGCTAGGTGAGTTCTTTAACTTTGCCTACATCATCGTGGAGAACAACAGTCACGGTATCTTAACGTGTACCCGTCTTGGTAAAGACATGGCTTACCCCAACTTCTACACAGAAGTGCAGGTAGACAAGCTAACAGACAAAGAGACCATTAAGTTGGGCTTTACTACCACTGCCAAGACAAAACCCCTGATTATTGATGAACTCAGGGCCTCAGTTCGAGAGGGAACTATCGAACTCAACGATAAGGTCACTATCCGAGAGATGCTTACTTACATCGTCACCCAAAGCGGGGGCATGGAAGCTGAAGCCGGGTGTTTCGATGACTGCGTAATGTCTTTGGCCCTAGCAAACCACATACATGAGGGTGCTTGGGAGCCAATAGAGGCAGTCGATGATTATTACATTGAGATGGTTTAGACATGAAATCAAAAGAAGAATACCAAGCCATTGATGACGAAAAGATCGTATCAATCGTAGACACCAACCTTCGCCGTTCCATAGGCTACTACGACAGCGAGTTATCAAAAGAGCGCCGCAAGGTGATGGACTACTACAGCGCCGCACTCCCACGCCCAGCGCACGATGGTAACAGCAAGTATGTCAGCCAAGATGTGTATGATGCAGTAGAGAGCATGAAGGCTGCACTTCTGGAGACATTCAGCACAGGCAACAAGACCCTACGCTTTACACCGCAGGGTGCCGAAGATGTACCAATGGCAGAAGTCTGCACAGAGTATACAGACTATGTGCTGCACCGTCAGAACAACCTCTTCGAGACAATGCAGACAGTCATACATGATGGTCTCATAGCTCGTGCTGGTATCTGTAAGGTCTACTGGTCCAAGCAGTCTGAGAGCCACATCGAAGCAGTAGAAGACCTGACTGAGGATGAGCTGGACGCACTACTTGCCCAAGACAACGTAGAGATCGAAGAGATCGTCGAGGATGAGTATGGTATCTCCAGCGGTGAGCTGCGTGTGTATCGTGATACATCCCAAGTCAAAGTTGAGGCTATCGCTCCCGAAGAGTTCCTCATTGAACCACAAGCCAAGTCTCTTGATACTGTCAGCTTCTGTGCACACCGTACCAAGAAGTCTATCTCTGACCTCATTGAGATGGGCTATGATGAAGACGTAGTAGCTAAGATCTCTGACAACGAAGACACAGACTTCGACAATGACCCAGAGATACTATCTCGCTTTGATGACATTGGTGCAGACCGTGGCTTCAACGACAAAGGCTACCAGCGTCAGACACGACAGGTAACTGTAGTCGAGGCTTACATTGAGCTGGATGTAGAGGGCACAGGTACAGCCGATCTGTACCGTGTAGTCAAAGCATCAAACATTCTACTAGAGAAAGAGATGGTCAGCCGCCGCCCATTCGTGGCTTTTGTACCGCTTCCGATCCCACATGCTTTCCATGGCAACAACTTTGCTGACAAACTCGTGGGTATCCAGAATGCTCGTACAGTTCTGACACGCTCCATCCTCGACCACGCTATGGTCACAAACAACCCACGCTACACTGTAGTCAAAGGTGGGCTGACGAACCCTCGTGAGCTTATCGACAACCGTGTTGGTGGTATCGTCAACGTCACAAGACCTGATGCTATCTCTCCGATGCAGCAGGCCTCTCTGAACCCGTTTGTCTTCCAGACGATCCAGATGCTCGACGAAGACAAAGAGGATACTTCTGGTGTGTCTCGCCTATCACAGGGTCTCAACAAGGATGCCATAAGCAAGCAGAACTCAGCTGCTATGGTTGAACAGTTGGCTACTATGAGCCAGCAGCGCCAGAAGATCATTGCTCGTAACTTCGCCAACAACTTCTTGAAGCCCCTGTTTACTCTTGTCTACCAGCTAGTCGTAGAGAACGAGAGCGAAGAGAAGATCGTAGAGTTGGCTGGTCGTTATGTGCAGATCAACCCTGCCCAGTGGACTGACAAGCGAGATGTGCAAGTCGAGTTCCACCTTGGCTATGGCGACCAAGAGACCATGGTACAGAAGTACCTGGCTTTCCACACCCTCTTCTCACAAGACCCAACACTGGGTCAGATGTATGGCCCTGACAAGAAGTTCAAGATGTTGGCTGCTGTACTTGAGAAGTCTGGTATCAAGAATGTTGCTGACTTCCTTACAGACCCAGCACAGATACCTCCACCGCAGCCTGATCCAGCACAGCAGATGCAAATGCAGATGGCTCAGAAGCAGCTAGAAATTCAGGAACGTCAGACAGTCGTGTCAGAGATGAAGGCACAGTTTGACGCTGAAATTGCGAAGATGAAGCTCCAGATGCAGCAGATGCAGGCACAAGCAGACTTCGCACTCAAATCGGACAAGATGGACCTCCAAGAGAGCCAGCAAGAGCACAAAGAATACGTCAACCTCCAAGAACTTGAGATTGCGCGTAGTGCTGAAGATGTCCGAGCAATCGCAAGCCCTAACGGGTAACTCAACAGGATAGCATATGCCTACACAAGAAGAGCAACTTGTGGTGGCTGGAGATGAAGCGGAGGCGCTACTTGGTGCCTCTGCATTCACTTCTGTCATCAACGAACTTGTCGAGCAGACCTTCCAAACCTTTGTCAACACATCGCCAGAGGACCGGGAGAAACGTGAGCAAACCTACAGCCACTATCGCGCATTAGTCGACGTGGTGAACACACTTAAACAGCGAGTGGAAGTGCGTAATAGCATCCACGAAGCAGCAAATGGCGACAACAGCCAAGAGGACCAGTAGCACCATGAATAACGTGCAAGATACTAACTCTGAGCCCCGCGCATTCGATATAGATGACGCGGCTGATGCAATCTTAGGACGGTGGGATGACGGTGAAGACCTATCAGAACCCGAAGACGAAGATGCGACATCCGAAGACATCGACGAGACAGATGTTGACGCGGATGATACTGAAGAAACCGAAGTCGAAGATGAAGACGATGAGGAACTAGAAGACCCTGACGCTGATGAGGCTGAAGATGAAGAAGAGGACGATGAGGAAGAGGAAGACGATGAGCCACAGCTCGTGTCTGACGAAAGCCTTGTGGAAATCTCCGTCAACGGTGAACAGCAGCAGGTATCTGTAAAAGAACTCAAACGTCTATTCGGACAAGAGGCATCTTTAACCAAAAAGTCTCAAGATTTAGCAACTCAGCGGAAAGCAGCAGAACAACAGTTTGCTCAAGCGCAGTTGTCATACCAAAAACTCTTAGAACGTGCAGAAGAGCGGTACAAACCGTACACCGACATCGACATGCTGGTGGCCTCACGGCAGATGGACCCAGAGACATTTGCCCAGTTTAGACAGGATGCACGTCAAGCCGAAGACGACCTCAAGTTCCTCAAAGAGGAAAGCGGTAGTCTTATGTCCGAAATGCAGCAGCAGAACCAAGCTACAGTACAAGCAGCAGCTCAAGAGTGCGTAAAGGTACTCCAAGAAAACCTGCCTGACTGGGGTGACGAGCTTTATAGCGACATTCGTCAATACGCTGTGCAATCGGGTTTGCCTCAAGAACAGGTGGATCAATACACTGACCCTAGTGTCATCATGTTGATCAACAAAGCACGTCTTTATGATCAGTCAAAGCAGGCTGCTAAAACCAAGAAAGCAGCAGCTAAAGTGACTAAATCAAAAGGCAGCAAGACAAAGGTCTTGAGTTCTAAGAAGTCCCCACCAACCAAAACTGATGTGAGAACACAGAAGCGCCAAGCTGCGCAACAAAAGCTGCGTTCAAACCCACGTTACGGTGGCGACATAGATGACATTGCCGATGCCTTAATGGCCCGTTGGGAAGACTAACCACAATCTTGCCTAACAAATTGTAAGGATACAAAAATGGCTACTTATACTACATATGATCAGGTCGGGAAGAAAGAAAGCGTTGCAGATATTATCTCTGACATTACACCTTTCGATACGCCAGCGTTCACCATGTTCAAGAACGAGAAAGTTACAGCTCGTACCTTCTCATGGCTCGAAGACAGTCTTGCCTCAGCGGGTTCAAACGCTGCGGTAGAGGGCGCAGACGCAACTATGGCAACTCTGATTGATGCCGTAGAGCGCACTAACAACACCCAAATCTTGACCAAAGGCTTCCAAGTATCTGCAACAGCAGACGCTATCGGCACCTATGGCCGAGCCAAGGAAACAGCCCACCAGCTTGCAAAAGCGCTCAAAGAAATTAAGCGCGATGCAGAATACGCCATGGTTGGTGTAGACCAAGCTGCTGTTGCTGGTTCTGGTGGTGTTGCACGTCAGATGGCATCCGTGATCAACCAGATCACTACAGCTGTAGATGCTGGTGCAAACGCTACTGATGCGTTGACTGAAGCCAAGTTGCTTGAAGCTGGTGAAACAGCATACAACAACGGCTCAGACGTTGACACTCTGATGATCAAGCCCGGTGACGCACAAATCGTTGCTGGCTTCTCAGCATCTGCTGGTCGCAACCGTGAGATTGCTCAAGGTAAGACATTGGTCAATGCTATTGATCTATATGTGTCTCCATATGGCGAATACCGTGTTGTGCTCAACCGTCACCTCAAGACAGACACAGCGCTGCTGATTGACCCGTCCATGTTCAAGACATGCACATTGCGTCCATTCACACGCACACTCCTAGCGAAAAATGGCGACTCAGACCGCCACCACATCGTCGGCGAGATGTCCGTCAAGCACACTAACTTTGGCGATTCCGTGAAGATCACAGGCTTGTCATAAGAACACTTTAGACTTCGGTCTTTAGTTAAGGCTCACCCTTAGAACACATAGGTTTTGCTCTCCTTACTGTGTGCCTTTGGGTGGGCCTTTTTATTGTGGAATTGAAGGAGACCAAAGGGGCTCCCAGTGACCACAAAGTTAATCCAATCGAATACTGACTTCATCCACGAAAGTGACGCTTTAGTCAGAAAGCATACTCAGAATATCACCCAAGCATTCCTAGACGACCTCAAAGACGCTCGTAACGAAAGTACATCGAAGCCTATGGGGGAGTTCCACAAGGTTGCATCTATTCCAACAGTAGTGGCTGAGAAGTGGCTGCGTGAAGGGTTCAATATGTGGGAAGCCACAGGACAAGAGATCATCAAGCGCCTTCAGTCTGAGGACTTAGGGATGTTCATGGCAACCGACAGAAAGGTCTAACAGATGGCTTATAAAACCAAAGGCAAGTTCACGCCCTGCAAGGGATGCAAGACACCAATGACATGCAGCAAATTCGGATGTCAAAAGGAGGCTAACAGCTGATGGGCCTCTACTCCAACATCCACAAACGCAGAGAGAGCGGCAAGCCTATGCGTAAGAAGGGTGCCAAAGGCGCACCCACTGATGCTGCTTTTGCCAAAGCTAAACTCACAGCCAAGAAGCCAAAGGCTAAGAAGAGGACCACCTAAATGAACAAAGGTCAAATTAGAAGCCACTTTAAGGCTCTACTAAACCGCAGCGACTGTAGCGATGCTTTGGCCGATACCTTCATCGATCAGGCCCTCACTCGCATCCAGCGTGTACTGCGCATCCCAAGCATGGAGAA